ACAATTTAGAGATACTAATATTTGGTATCAAGGTTCATATGAATTAGATTTTCTTGAAAAATATTATGATAAATTTCCTGATATACAAAGAGGTCCGTCTATTAAGTATGAATATAATGGCAAAAATAAAGTCTATCATTCAGACTTTTATATACCTTCTTTAAATCTTATTATTGAAATTAAAAGTACTTGGACATTAAATGTTGATATTGAAATAAACGAAAAGAAAAAATACACTCTTAATAATTACAATTATATTATGATTTTAAATAAACAGTATAATGATTTTAATCAACTTTTAAATGGGTAAACGTACATTGTTTGTTGGAGATGTGCACGGTCATGATCAGTGGCATGGACCAGTAGTAGATGCATTAGCTAAAAGTTGTCATGTAGTTTTTATTGGAGATTATTTCGATAGTTTTACTATTGATGGAGTTTCTATTTACGACAATATGTCAGATATTCTCGAATTAAAAAGGAAATATCCTGATCGTATTACTTTGTTATTGGGTAATCATGATTATTCTTATATGTTTGGAAAATTTAATTCAGGAACAAATGATATAATGTCTCATGATTATCGTAATCTTTTAAATGATAATTGGGATTTATTTGATTTAGCTTGGGGATATAGAAGTGGTATTGATCATTATCTTTTAGCAACTCATGCAGGATTAACAACTGGTTATTTTTTAAAATTTATTTTGCCTGAATTAGAAAATAAAGAAGGAACTATTGCAAAATTAATTGGAAATAGCGATCTTCTTTTACACGAAAAACTTAATTTTTTTAAAGATAAAGTAAGTATTCTTTGGCAAGTCGGGATGCGCACTAATTATCCTACAGGCCCAGGAAGTATTATATGGGCTGATAAAATAGAATTAATAAGAGATCCTTATAAAGGTATTGATCAAATTGTAGGGCATACTGCGGGGTATTCAATTGATATAAGAAATTCAAATTCAAATACTTTATATTTTATAAATTTAAAAGAAGACATAAATGTAGGTACAATTATGATAGAACTTTAACATTTTTTTAACAGTTAATTTCGGGATATATAAATTAAAAAATATATCTCATGAAATTACGTATATTAACAATAGATGGCGGCGGAATGAGAGGAATCATACCAGCCGCCATCTTAGTTTATTTAGAATCAAAAATACAAGAAATATCGGGCAAGCCAAATGCACATATTATAGATTATTTTGATTTTGTAGCTGGAACATCTTCAGGAAGTATTATTATTACTGCAATGATAATACCTAATGATAAAGGAAAAGCAAAATTACACATGAATAATATACTTGATTTTTATTTGCGTTTAGGAGAAATACTATACGCATGTCCAAAGAAACATATGTTTAAAACAATGTTTGGGTGGTTTGGTCCAAAAACGCCATCTATTAATGCTGAAAAAGTTTATCTTAATATATTTGATCATTATAAACTAAGTGATTTAATAAAGCCATGTTTAATTCCTTCGTATGATATTTTAGATAGAAGCATAACATTATACACGAATGAAAAAGATAATCCCCATGCAACTTTTTTTGTTAAAGATATTATACGTGGAGCAACTGCAACACCAGGAATATTTGAACCATCTTTTTTTAGAAATGGAACAGATAAACATGTAATTATTGATGGCGGGGTTTTTGCATTTAATCCAACACTAATAACATTCGTTAAGTTATTAGAAAGTAATTATATTTTTAATGATATGTTGTTCATTTCATTAGGAACTGGAACAGGAAAAGATATACATTTTCAGTATGAAAAAGCTAAATATTGGGGGAAAATCGGATGGATGCAGCCATATATTGATATGGTCAAAACTGCTAATAATGAAGTAGTATCAGCAACTATGATTAAAATATTTACAAAAAATCCCGAAAATTATATAAGAATAAATCCAATACTCAATAAATCATCGAGAAACATGCATGATATAAGTAAGTTTAATATAGATAATTTACTAGAAGATGCTGCTGATTATATCAGTGCACATAAAGAAGAATTAAATATACTAGCACAACACTTATTTGACAATAAATAAAAAAATAAAAATATTTTTAAACAAAGGAGCTTAATTAAGCTCCTTTTTTATTTTATAAGATTGATCTTTATATATCTTTATCTACTAAAATTTTAAGTGTTAAAATGATGTTAAGAAAATAAATCTTGCACTAGCCTCACTTTTAATGTATTACAAGATTAATATATAAAATAAAACCCAAAAATTATGAATGACTCAAAATTACTTATGATCCTTGAAAGATCGTCATCTACACTTCAAAAAATTACGAAGAATGGAAAGACTGTTTTAGAAGGTGTATTTGCAGAATTCGGGGTTGAAAATCGAAATGGTCGTATATACGAAGAAAAAGAGTATTTACCTCATTTAGAATATCTTAAGAAAGATATAAATAACAACAATCTTCTTGGTGAGTTAGATCATCCAGAAAGATTTGAAGTTGCTTTAGGAAATGTTTCTCATAGAATTTCTGAATTATGGTATGATCAACAAAAAAGACAAGTTTTAGGAAGAATTGAAGTGTTAGACACTCCAAAGGGACAAATTGCTAAAAGTTTACTTGAAGCAGGCATCCCTCTTTCAATTTCTTCACGTGCTGCTGGTACAGTTAATGAAGATAAAACTGTGCAAATTCAGCAAATTTATACATTTGACTTAGTAGCTAAGCCAGGGTTTGAATCTGCTCAATTACACTCAGTTAATGAAAGTGCCAATCCTAAAATTGCACGTGTTGCAAATTTAGTTAAACGTCTTAATGAATCGTATAGTAAACAAGAAGAGGACAACCTAAGCTCAAAACTTGGTATTATTAACGAAAATGTTTCTATCTTAGATTTATCTGACAAGTTTCCGTCAGTTGCATTAAGAGAAGAAGCTAAAGAATTACTTAGTTCTAAAAATAAAGAAAATAAAGAAATTAAAAAAATGGAAAAACCAGAATTAATGGAAGATGTACATCTTCAACAATGGACTTTATATTTTAAGAACGCACTTAGCAGTTTAAATGAAAGATTGGATAAGATTGAAAATCTTAAAGAAGGTACATCTAATCCTGCAGTTTCTAAAGAACTTGATGTTATTAAGAAATATGTAGAAAAATTACGAGGTATTCAAGAAGAATCACTTAACTGGCAATCAGAAATTGCTATTGCTCTTAATAAAGTTGGAAACTATGCAGACAAACTTGCAGAAAAAAGCAATGCTCATTATGATTTAACAAATAAAATTGTTGAAACTGTTGATTATAATGCTAAAACACTTAATAAAACTCAAGATTGGGTTGGAAGTGTTGCTACTGTTACAAATGCTATTGGTGAAACTGTTGACCATAATGCTAAAATGCTTAATGGAATTAACGAATGGAATACTCAAATTGCAAAAGCAGTTAACCATCTTAACGAATGGAACGAAGAAATTGCACCTGCAGTTAATGGAATGCATGAATGGACTTCTTCAATTGCCCAAAATCTTAATAAAACAGTCAATTGGACTGAAGATATGCTAGGACGCGCAATTAGTAAAGAAGAAGCAACAAAACTTATAGAATATATAGATTTGGTTGGAGAATCAAAGCAAGATCCAGAACTTAAAAATAAAATAGAAGAAATGCTAAAAATACATTCAATTACAGCAAAACCTCTTAACGAAAAAGCTATGAAAGGCCTTGAAGTTATAGATTCTGTTGGAAAAGTTGGCAATGTTAAAGTAGACACAGAAACTAAGAAAAGTACTGGCGTTGAATTTGACAAAAAAACCAATACAATTATTTCTAAAATTAGAAATATTAAATTAAAAAGCGAAGGCTTACCAAAAGGACTTAAATCTGATCTACAAATGGAACTTGATAAAGATGGAGCCGCTCTTCCAAAAGATGGTGGTTGCTGCAATGATCCAAAAGATTTGTTAACAGGTCTTAAGAAAACTAAAACTCTTGGTGGTAAAGACACTGTTGGTGGCAATCCAAAAGCAAATATTGCTAAAGCACAAAATCTTAAATTAAACATTAAACCAGGCGGAAAAGGCCTTACTAATGAATCAGAAAATATTAATAGAACTGAAGACATTCAGGCTAGAAAAGCAAATCTTGATGAAAAATTAGAAAAAATCGCACAAAGTTTAGAAAAAGAAAGAGCTATTGACGAACAAACTAAATCATCATTTCCTTTTACTACATTACTTAGTGAAGTAGATAGAAAAAGATTTAATGGACTAGCACCAGCCGATAAAACAAAGGTAGCTTACGAAGTCGCTAAAGTTCCATCTATTGATCCAAAAATTATTGTTAAAACATGGGAAAATGCATTAACAGAAGGTAAAGTAGAAGAACCACTATGGTTCTCTGCAGCATCTAAAGAGTATAAAGAACTTTTCACAAATGCTCCTGAAGCATTAAAAGAAAGTATTAAAGCTCGTGCAGAATTCTATGAATTGTCAACAGACTATCAAATTAACAATTTCTGGGAAACAAGTGGTTTAGTTCACAAACCAACTTTTACTCTTAATGAATCGGTAGTTGCAAAACCAATTACAAAAGATGGAGAACAAAAAGTGGACACATTCGTTGCACAAATTGCTGAACAACTTAAACGTTATAACCAATAAAAATTGTGCGATACGCAACAAAAATTAAAAATTTGTTAAAAATAAATAATAAAAATAATAAAATAACTTAAATATTATGGCACAACAACAATTAAATGAAGCCCAAATTCAAGCAAAATGGGCACCAATGATAGAACAAGCTACTGGACTTAAAGATAAGACTCGTCTATCTTGGATATCAAAATACGCTCACTTCCATGCACTTAATGAAGCTGCAATGGGTGGAGTAAGTACTCCTTATGCAACATTGTATAATGTTCCTGGAGTAGGTACCGCAATTCCAGCTGCACAAGCTGCAACTACAGGCGGACAATTTGCACAAGCTGCATCTAAAGGTTCAGGTGACAAATGGCCTGCACTTCTTCCTATGGCACTTCAAGTAGCTGCTAGAACAATTGGTTTCGACCTTGTTAACGTAGTTCCTATGCCAGGCCCAACAGGCGTCGTATCTTATTTAGATTACGTATATGCTGGAGCAAAACAACCTTATGGCGCTCAACCAGGTAATGCCACAACTCAAAACCCTGCTGGTTCATTTAACGATGGAAATGGCTCAACTACTACTGTAGGAGCTGTCGCTGGACTTCCTCACGCATTCAAACTTGCTATTGATGCATCTATGAAAGCATTACTTCCTGATACATCAGTTGGTCAAGCAGTATTTTTCTCTGATGATGCTTCTGTTGGTGCAGGTTTAATACTTGAAACAAAATACATTGGTAAATCAAGAGTTGATGGTTATGCAATGTTTAAAGTTGTTACAATCACTAATGCTGGAGCCGCAGTAACTGGTGCTAATTTAGCCGATGTTTTTGATGGCGCTGCTAGTGCTCAAATTGGACCTAGATATATAGCTCCTGAATTTAACCTTCTTGCAACTTACCCAACACTTATCTCTACATTAGAAGATCAAGTACAAGGTTTTGCTGGTTCAGGTCGTCTTGATACTGACAATTGGAATGGTACATTCGTAAATGGTAATCAACTTTTCGAACCTATGGAACGTGGAGTTGGTGAAATGGTTTACCCAAGAGCTCTTGGCTTACAAGTATTCACAAAATTCGTTCAAGTTGGAACTCTACAAGTTTCTGTATCTGTTACACAAGAACAAATTCAAGATCTTAATAAGCAATGGGGTATTGATGTTATTGCAATGGTAGAAAATGCCGGTATTAACGAAATTTCTCAAGCTATTAACAAAAACATTCTTTCAAGATTGTTTGGTCATGGATGGCATAATCACATCAATGCTAATGCTGTTGAAGGTATTATCCTTAACATGAACTGCGTATCAACTGGTTCAGGTGCAATTACTCCTACATATGCATATATCAATGGTGATGCTGGTGCTACTTCAAGTGCAGGACAAACTAGTGCAACTATGACACTCCCAGGTTTCGCAACTTATGCAAATCTTACAGGAGCTTCATTCGAAAACCAAGATACTGTAATCAAAAGAGTTGCTGCAAATATCGTTTACGCAGGTAACGTTGTTATGCAAAGAGGCCGTAGAGGTCCTGCTAACTTTGTAGTTACTAACCTTAAAATCGCTACCGCTCTTCAAACAAATGCTCAATACTCATTTGCTCCTATTACAAATACATTTACCCAAAACAACGGGTCTTTATATCCACTTGGAACAATGGCTGGTATGACTGTATATGTTGATCCTAATATGTTAAACAATGATACTCGTGTTCTTGTTGGACGTAAAGGTGCAAGCGATGAGCCTGGAACAGTATTCTGCCCATATTTAATGGCTGAAAGTGTTAAGCTTATCACTGAAGGAACTGGTGCTCCTAAAGTTATCATCAAATCAAGATACGCTCTTGTTGATGCAGGATTCCATCCCGAAACACAGTATATTACTGTATATTTCAAAACTAATGATGGCGTAGTTATCTAATAAGTAACTAAACTATAAAAAAACAAAAAGAGGAACTTAAGTTCCTCTTTTTTTATGCAAATATATCTCGTATTTAATGA